CCCCACTTCTGCATCGGGTCGCGCGGATTGGCCATCACGTCACCGTGAAGTTGCTGTTGGTCGACTGCTTCGACCCGGTCTTGACCGCGACCGTCGTCGTGCCGGCGACCATGGTCGGCAGGCGCATGATGAACTTCAGCGATGTCGCCGAGACGTAGACCGTGGCGACCGGATAGCCGGCGACCTTGACCACCGAGAACGGCGTGAAGCCGGTGCCGGTGACCGTCACCTCGACGGCCGCGGAGCCGCCCACGCCGGTGTCCGGCGAGAGCGCGCTGATGGTCGGCGTCGGCTCGGTGGCGCCGATCGGCATCGGATCCAGCGGACCGACCGGGCCGAGCGGCTTGGTGATGTCGATCGCCTCGTCGACGCCCCAGATGTTGATCTTGTTCGACTGCACCAGCGGATACTGGTTCACGTCGGTCGAGGTGTTGGTGCCCTCGTTGCCGAGCGCCACGTTTTCGGGCGTGCCGTTGCGATAGGTGATGGTCGGCACGTAGACCGGCGTCGGGTCCGGCAGGGGCGCGGGTAATGTCTGGCCCATCTGTCCCTCCTAGTACGGCATGTTGCAGGCCTTCGTGATCGCGGTGGCGAGCACGAAATCGGGATCACCTGCAGGGTGGTTGGTGGTCTTGCCGGTGTAGACGTTCGGCGTGTAGGCGGGCACGCCGGTGCCGGTGGCGTAGGTGCCGCTGGTGTTCACCAGGGCGGTGCCGTCGGTCACCTTCAGCGTCGACGGCAGCACGGCTGGATAGGTCTGGCTCATGGCGCGATCACCTGTTCCTCGAGCGGGATGCCGGCGGCCCGCTTGATCTCGTCCTCGACGCTCGGCGGCGAGCCGGTCGGATAGGGTTTGAACTGGCTCGGCACGTCCTCGCCGATCGCGACCGTTGGGATCTCGCTCGGCAGGAGCGGCAGAGGGCTGTTGTAGACCGGGCTCGACGCCATCTAAGCCTCCTCAGATCTTCGCATCCGGCGGCAGGCCGGCGGCGCGGCGCTTCTCGTCGTCGGCCGAGGGCGGCTTGCCCGTCGGATAGGGCTCGTTCGCCTCGACCAGGTTCTTGGGCTCGGGCTTGTTGTGGCCCGGTGCATCCTCGCTCTTGCCGGGCTTGTCGTCGTCGTCTTCAGGCTTGGGTTTCTTCGCCATGGAACATCCTCCTATGCAGCGAGTTCGGGCGCCGGCGGCATGCCGGCGACGGGCGGTCGTCCACCACCGGCGCCGTTCGGCCTGCTGCCATTCGGCTTCGCGCTCGGCGCCTTCGCCGGGCCGGCGCCAGGCTTGGCCGGCGGTGCGCCTTCCGTCCCTGCGGGTGGCATCGCCGGCGGCTGGGGCCCGAACTGGGCGCCGACGGCGATCATCTGCTCGATCTGCTCCTGGTACGAGTTGATCAGCTCGACCACCGGCCGCGAGTAGCGGATCGGGTGCAGCGCCATCTTCATCATCTCGAGCGCGAGCTGGATGACGTAGGGCGGCGGCAGGATCCCGCTCTGCAGCATGCCCTGGGCGCCGGTCATGATGGTGCCGATCGCCATCATCACCTGGGTCATCGCCTCCTGCTCGGAGGCCTCGTCCGGAGCCACCGTCGAATCGGCCTCGATGTCGACGGCGCAGGTGCGCATGAAATCGTCGCGCAGGATCGCCTCGACCTCGGGCGATACGTCCTCGCCGGTCATCTTCGACAGCGTCGCGGCGTCGAAATTCTTGCAGATCACCTCGGCCTTCAGACGGAGCATGTCGCGCACGAAATTGCCGGCGATGCCCTTCATATCCTCCAGCCGCGAGACCCCCATCGAACCCTTAATGCGCTGCGCGGTTGCAGTTTCCGTAGCTTTCGTTGCGCCTCGCATAATATCCGAGATGCCCATGACCTCATAAATCGCATTCTTTACTTCGTCCTGGGCGATATAGAGCTGTTGAAGGGCGGCGACCCACTGCTCGATCGGCACGATCCAGATGTGGTTCTGCAAGCCACCGTTGAGCATGTCGACGCCGGCGACCGGCAGCATCTTGCCGTCGGCCGCGGTCAGAATGTCGGCGATCTCGCGGGAGCTCGAGTTATAGGCGCCGCGCACCCTGATCTTCTCTTGCAGCTTGGAGATCCGGTCGCTGATCACGTCGAGATCTGCGGCCAGCTTGGCGTAAAGATCGTAGTAGGTGCGCGGGATCCGGCTGTCAGAGGTCGTCACTGCAAGCATGGGCACCGGCACCGGGAAAAAACCGTCCAACTGCATGCTGTCGGGGTCGACCCTCAGCACCAGCCCTGCGCCATCTCTGATTAGCCAGATTATTTTGCGGGTGATCCGGTCCCAGACCTCCCACACCATCGCCTTGCGGCGGTGATTTCCGAGCTTGCCGGCGGTCTTCGGCGCCGAGCCGCCACCTACCAGGTGCTTTGCCGCACTCTCGTCGGTCCAGACAAGCAGGTCGCCGAGTTTCCCAGCCTGATCGAGGGCATCGAACTTGGGGTTGCCGGCGAATTCGTTTCGGAGCGCGGTTTCGGTGAAGAGGTGGCGGAAGGCAACCCAGTCGCAGTCCTTCGCCTGGCGGACCGGATCGCAGAGAAAATCTTCCCAAAACACGTATTCATCGTCGACCGTCTCCCAGATCTTGATGTCGGTCGAAGGCGCGGTGCCGTCCGGCAGCGGACCACCAGGCAGCGGCACGTTCTTCATCTGCGGCGACCAGCGCACGCGGCACACGCCGCGGCCGGGCAAGAGCGTGTCCTTGATCGCGGTCTTGATCGCTTCGTGGCTGTGCTCGTCGTCGACGACGATCTCGAGCGCCTTCTCGATGACGGCGGCCGCCGTCTCGATGTCGGCTTGTTCGGGCCCGGCGGGCGTCGCGAGGGACGGCAGTCCGCCGGGCGTGCCGACAGGAGCCGGGGGCAACTGCGGCGGAAAGCCCCCAGGCCCTGGCTGGGGATTGAGCATCCCCGTCGGCACCCCCAGCGGGGAGCCGTCAGGCAACGGACCCGCTGGAGCCATAGGTGCCCCACCGCCGAGCTCACTGAGCGGTGGGGCTATGCTGGCCGTGGGTGGCATGCTTCCAGCCGGCGGCCCTGGCAAATCAGGTGGCGGGAATGGTGGCGCCATCCCCGCCGGCCCGCCGAGCTCACCGCCAGGTGCGGAGACGGGCCCGGCAGGAGGCATCGGCGGCGGCAGCATTGGGACAGCCTTCGCCGAGGCAAAACGCGACCGCACGACCGGCTTCGGCGGCTTCTGGTAGACCGCGCCGAGCAGAACCTCCGTGTTCGCGAACAAAATATTGAACGTCGTCTCGGTCGCCTTCACGCGGCCTTTGCCGGCGGCCTTGTCGTTGCGATAGACCTCGACCACCTCGCGGCCGCGCTTGCGCCAATCGCTCTCGGCGCGCTCGGCGTCCTCCATGCACTGGATCCAGTACGAGAGATCGATCGATTCGCCGTAGTCGACCTGGTTGGCCGGCTCGGCGGCGAGCGTTCCGGTCGGGACTGCGTCAGGCTTGCCGCCCTCGGGCGAAACGACCGGCGCCAGCGGCTGCTGGTCGTCAGGCATCCGAGAGATCGTCGGCAAGTGAACCCCTCCTAAGCGTCGAAACCGAACTGCCTAAGCCCGAAGGCGTTGGCGACCCTGAAAGGATTGCGGTCCTCGGCCTTTACAACATTTGCGAGGAACGGGCGAGACATGCAGGCGTAGCGCAGCTCGTCGACCGCGTGATCCTCGGCGTCGGAATCGAGATCCTCGGCATTGTGGTCGTCGTGCTGCATCACCGGCAGCGTCCGGATCATGTGCCGGCAGGTGTTGAAGAAGAACAGCATCGGCCGCCCTTCCTCGTCGCCGACCAGGCGCTGGCGGACCTGGTTCCAGCCGCTCATGCGCTTGTCGGTCGCCACCCTGGTGTTGTCGGCCCGCTTGAAGATCGCGCCGTTGCGCGCCAGCACCTCGCCGATCGACGGCCCCGACACGACGTTGAAGGCGGCCGGGTCGAGCACGCCGTAGCTGATGTCCTCGCGGCGGCCATATTCTGTTTCACGTCGAACAATCTCGCGCGCCACCGCCTCGGCCGGCAGCTTCAGGCCGACGTTCGGCTCGTTCGGCTTCATGCCGTAATATTCGCGGTAGCGAACGATCGCGCCTCGAGGGATCAGCCGGTCGTCGTCGAGGATGTGATCGTCCTGGCAGACGGCATACCAGCCGACCGAAAACGGCTTGGCCGAGCCCCAGTCCATGGCGCGGAACTTCGTCCACCAGATCGGGATGGTGAAGGGTTGCACGACATGCCGTTTTTCCGAGAATTCGTGAAAAAACGCACCCTCGATGACCGACCAGTCGCCCTCGAGCCAGGCGCGGACGAGCTGCTCGGAGCCGACCGCCTTCAGCCGGTTGATGTAGCCGGGATCGCTCTCGAGCAAGGCCGGGTTGTCCTGGAGTCGACTCGGGATGAACACGCGGGTGATGCCGGTCTCGTCGTCCTTCACCAGGTTCATCGGACCGGCGTCGATGAACATCTGCTTCACGGCGAGGTGGGAAGGGCCCCCAGGATTGCAAGTCGCCTTCAT